TTGTAACCTTCTCCAAGTATTTTAAGCTGGGCAAGAGATTCATCAAACTTTGATTGATACAAAGACATCAGATCTGGGTCTCCCTTAAGATAAGTATATGCCTCTATAAGAGATCCATACAGCAGCGAATTCTCAGCATTTGTTCCCAGCCAACTTGTTCCGCTGGGATCTACTGATATAGACAAAGGCTTATACAAGTAATGAAGCTCGACAATATAATTTGAATTTGGCGTAGGGCCAAGTATGAAATTAGAATCATCGAATATTCCATAATATTTAGGAACGCCCTTAGCAGTAACGTCTGGAGAGACTTCTCTGATAAAGTTGGTATCTTTAAAAAGAAGGTATTCATATCCTGAGTTATCAATTGCCATTGAATACTGAGACAAAAAATCAGATGGCATTGCTAAATATTGATTACCGTTACTTACGTTTGCGGTGACGTTCTTCTTGAAGTCTGGGAGTTGAACAGTTCTAAGTATTCTTTCTTCTGCCTGAGTAATAAACGTAGGAATATTACTGACAAAGCTAGACTCAGTGGTTTGCAAGTAATCTTGTATAGCCGTCTTTAATGTCGTATATGTCCAAGCCATCAGCTTATCTCTACCCTAACAGTGCCAACCTGCCCGAACATATCTAGTCCGACAAGACCAACAGGGTTCCAAGAGAACAACCTCCTACTAGCTGCCAAGCCTCTGTCAGGTCTTGGATCTCTTAGAGCTTGAGGGTCATTCATTCTTATTCTGCCTAACTGTAATTGAGGCTGATCTTTATCAAGAACATCACGACCAACCAGCATACCATTAGGTCTGCCATCCTCTATCTGAGGAATTAAATCTCTGAGGTTGTACCTGAAGCCTGTGCGATCACACATCCCAAAGGCTCTTTTGCCATTAGCATAACTACTCATAAGTATGAATAACCTCCCGGCACAACATATAAAGCAGCTTTCTCTCTATCTGCGTCCGAACAATACTCCCATTGCTCATCATAAACTTGCTTAAGCAACGGCGCTCTTTCAGAAACCTCTGGTCTTTTTACACTGATTTGATATGCCAAACCAGCAACAAGGCAAGGCAACCACCTTGACGGGACATCCATATTATTAGAAGAAGGCTTGCCAGAATCTTGCACTCTCTCCATATAGTAATAACATAACGTATATGTTTCAGCAGTATCTGGCACAGGCCAAAGGTTGATTGCTATCTGAGAGGGTTCTTTCTCAATCCAAAACTGTAAAGGTCTAGCTTCAGTTAACTTGTTTGTTAGATGAGAATACTGACTTATAGATATTCTCTGCATCATCAGGTCAGACTGGCTAGAGGTGTTTCCAGAATCTGTCCTTATAAATGCCTCAATAATATCTAATTCTTTTGAAGGCAAGACGTAACGACCTGTCCCCGGAGTCAGCGTGATATTAGCAAACTGCACCGTCCAGAGGTTTAACCCTCTGTTCTGCCACTCAAGCATCAAAAGATCCAAGCTTCTCCTAGCGGTTCTATAATCATAGCCGCTCCTAAGCTCTACTCCAGCCCTTTCATAGGACTCTTCTATGATATCGCCTATATCTAGATTAAAAGAGTATGATCCGCTAGTAGCCATTATCTGATTACGCCTCTGGTTAATCCACGGACAGCCCTGCCGTCACGGTTAATAATCCTACCACCATCGAATTTCTTCTCAACAGAATCAGATTCAGACATAGCGATAGCAACCGCCTGATCACGACTGGTTACTTTTTGACCAGACCCACTCTTAAGATCCCCGGCCTTGTACTCGGACATAACCTTCTTAATCTTACGAGCAGGTGATTCCATAATCTGTTTACCCATCTGTGGTCTACTGAGCATTACACATACTTCTTCTTCTGAGACTTAGGGGGGCTTTTCTTGCTGCCCTCAGAACCAGACCAAAACAATTTGTTTGCCCAGTACGCAGCACTGCTTGGGCCTTTAGCTATGTTCTTTCCGTGCCTGCTTTTAAATGCTTTTCTTGCCTCAGAAGAATAGTTATGCCCCATCTTCTGGTCACCAAACCTTATAATCTTTATTTTATCATCAACTCTAGTAGCGACGATTCCTTTCTTGGTAGGATGGCTTGGTGTCTTCTTGGGCTTATTAAGACCTTCAAGCTTATACCTTTTAAGTTTTTCTTTTTCAGATTTAGAAAGACTCATTTTTTCTTCCTACTTACAGGCTTAACTCTTCTAGGCTTACCAGCAGGCTGACCAAGCTTCTTCTTCTCAGCCACTTTCTTTTTCTTTTCTGCGGCGCTCATTTCTCCTGATGTCTTAGGGGTCTTGCTAGAGACTTTCTTTGTTGGGCGACAATAAGGAGTACCTCTCTTATCGCCTTTCTTTCTGCCACACGCCTTCCCGGTTTTGACATCCTTCCAGTCTTCTTTGAACCAACGCTTTAACGCTGCGCCTTTTTCGGTTTTACGAACTGCCATTGGATTTGTTACCCCAATTAGCAGCACCAACCTTACGGCACTTAGCTATAGCACCAGAAGCATAAGCAGAGGGAAACACCTTGTATCTTGCCTTAACCTTTCGGTAGCAAGCATCCTTGGTGCTTCCGCCATCTTTAAACTTGGCTACTGTTCCACCGCCGTAATACCTTCTCATGTTATGTGTAAGTCTTATTTACAGTCATTACTATTGAGTAAGCATCTCCTGAAGCAGCGCCAGTGGTTGTAAAGACTATATTCCCAGTCTTACCGCCCGCAGAGTTATTTGGTATGCCGCTAAAATCTCTGTAATCTAAATCGTCAGAATAATTTTCAGGAAGATAGGCAATTAAAGTATTTGCCGTTGCCTCAAATTCTATTTTGACATCCATCTTATAAGTGACGAACTGTATTCTAGATACAACAACTCCGCTACACGCTTTCCCGGTTAGGGGATCTGCACCAAGAGAGGACGCATTAACCTTAACAACACCCGCCTCACCATTACCATCACTTACATTTGTAAACTTCAGGATGGCAACTCTAGCGCCATCCTGAATAGTTTGAGAGGTAACTAAATCAGCCATATATTACTCCTTAAAATTAAGTAATTTTTAATAACCCAATTTAGGAGAGATTAATGTTTTGTTGATACAGGACAGTCGCTCTAATTTCACCACCACTAGTGGCTCCGGTAGTAGTCCAAGTCAGTTTCTTATCCGCAGTTCCAATGTCTGCCCAAGAAAGAGCGCCGCCAGCTTCAGTGGTAGGATACTTTCGACCTACGCCAGAGGCCACTGTAATGGAGAAGGTATTAAGAAATGTAGCGTTACCGCCAACAGTATCGCCAATACTCAACACTGCTGTAGCACCCGCCATAGCTGAAGGGCATTCTATTACGATGTCAATAATTTGAGAGTTGGCTGGAATAACTACAGTAGTAGCGTTCGCAGCAGAGGCTCCAGCAGAAAGCGAAGTGCCAGTTGAGAACGTCTGAGCCATAGTCACTTGGCCCGTGTTCTTTACGTCCTTGCCGAGAGTTGTTCCGGTAGTATTGGAGATAGTTCCCGCTTTTACCGGGCCAGAAAAAGTTGTAGTACCCATAGGTAGTTCCTCACATGCGAGTTATGTTGCGTATCTGTCTGCATGTTCGTCCGCCGGGGACGGTCAGATAAGCGGGTTAGCCCCGGATTAATAAAAGCATAGCTCATTCACTGCAAAAATGCAGCTTCTAAAAGAAAGGGGGCCGAAGCCCCCCATCTGACATGCACTCCTTACGAAGTACCGGGAGATCCGTAGATTCCCAGCGGATCAGAAACACCGAACGAATAACGCTCACGCGCTTTGTAGCGCACGTTACCAGTATCGAAGTCGCCATCCATTGAAGTCTCAAGCGGAGTACGCTCGAAATGCTTCATGCCGTTCGGAATATCGGTAATCAAGAAGAAAGCATTGCTGTCAGTCAAATAATGATTGACGCTATACCCTTCTGGAATAGAACCGTTATTACGAAGTGCGTTGATGTCGTTATCGGCTGTACCGACTCGACCCTCTGTTTCCAGTAGGCGAGTAGCAACAAACATCAATGCAGGCGGAACAATCAAACGTCGAGGACGGGCAGCGATAAGAAGACCTCGCTCATCGGTATACGCAGCGATGTTAATCACAGCGTCTTCCAGAGAGACTTCATTCAAATCGGCAGCAGTTACCGGACGGTTGCTGTTAGTACCACCATTAACAAGGGGATGACCATTACCACCAGCAACACCATCGCCAGCAGCAGTGAACAAGTTTACGCCATCGCCAGATTGAAAGGCATTGGAGAAACCATTGTTAAGGGGGAAAGCAGATTTAACCTGCTTCGTGTAAGCCATACCTCGTGCCAGAGCTTTAGTGTAACGAGCAGACAGAGAGTCATAGAGGTTATCCTCCATAGCTTCTTCTGTAATGCTGAAACCCATTGCTACGGTCTCGTGGTTATAACGGGCAGTGAAAGATTCTTGTGCGGAATCGTAAGATATCGCGCTACCTTCAGCCTTCACAGGAGCCGCGCCAAAACCACTTAGCTTGACTTCTTCTTCAAACGAACGATCAGATGATTCACTTTCGTAGATCATAGTGTGTTCGTCTTCGTACTTTTCATACTCTAAGCCAAACAGGGCGTTAAGACCCGGAAGTAGCTCTTTGAGCATTTGCGCTCTTGAAATCGCCATTCGCTAGTCTCCTTATGTGCCTGTGCCAGTAGTTTGACGATACTGATGGTCACCAAAGTTAAAGAACACTAAGGCATCAGTAAAGGCATCACCAACTGCACTGTCTGGGCCGTTAACAAATTCCACAATTCGCAAAGGAAGTGTGCCAGTTGTTGCGGCAGTTGAACTATCCAAAGCATTTTTGCTTCGGCCTATATCAGTTGAGCCAGCAGTCTGTACAACCGCAACATTGTTACCAAGATCAGATTGAGCTAAAGAAGCATCACCTTGCATCCTGAATACAGCATCGGGGTCATCAATGACATAAGCAACAGCATCAGAAGCTACTGTTCCTGTGGGCCAAATCTGAGAGAACGTCATCTGCTTAGTGGTGGGATCTGTAAAAGCACAGCCCATAAACACACCAACAGGTGTCAACGTAGTAGTACCAGTGTCTTTTTGAACGACACCAGCAGCTACCATTTTTACAAAGTCGCCATAAAAGATGTTAGCAGCGTAGCCACTAGCAATCTTAATATGCCGCATTTTGCCGGAGAAGGAACCGCTGGCAGACAAAGTGCCAACTGGTTCCGCTCCCATAGGGGTTGCGGTTGCAGCCATTAGGAATTACCTCAATTATAGCCGAACCTTAACGGTATCAGCTTTTTCCAAAAGAAGTCCTCGTAGTCCTGTCAGGTTTTAACATAGGCATACGGGGATCGTTTTCTCTCAAGAAACTATTGTCTACAGATTCCATCTGGTTAGCAGCCATTTGCTGATAATACTCTTGTCGTTTATCCATCTCTTCTTGAGGAGCTTTGCAAAGCAAAAGCCCACCAACTTCGATGTTCCCGACAAAACGCGAGTTCAAATCAGACATGACTTGCATCTCTGGATGATCATCTGACTTAACAGGAACCCAGCCTTCTCTCATCTTCTGAGAGACGTTAGTGTTATCTGGCTGTCCCAAAACGCTGGTTCTTATCCATCGAAAAGCCCAGCCGTCTTTAGGATCAGGGACGGGTAACACTGATGCTGGAAGCCAGCTATCGTTAACTCTAGCTTCGGTTTGTCTGCTCTCGTTAGAGCGTGGTGTGCGCTGATTAGCCATTAATTACCCCTTCATGAGTTGTCTGGCGTATTGCTCGTTAGTGAGTCCAAGTCTCTTTGCGAGAGAAACTTGGCTGGGAGTTAGTTCTACTGTGCGTGGTTTTGCGCCATTATTTCTACTGGCTGGGGCAACCACGTTTACCCTGCTCGGTGTAGAAGGAACTACTCTCCCAGAGCGGTCATCTTCACCAAAGTATTCAGGAAACTTTTGACGCATTGTAACGTCAATCCTATTATAGTATTCATCGCTTGACGGGTCTAACCTTTCGTCTTTAATTAACTTCTCATGCATCCCGTAAGCTAAAGCAGTCATGTCCTTGTAACTAGGATTAAGAAACCAAGGATTGTCTTCCTTCCAATTTCTCTGCTTATCAGAGAGAGGTTGAGGCTGCGGCTGTGCTTGAACTTGAGTAGCTTGTCGAGCCTGAGCTTCCCTAGTTTTTTGAGCAAACTGCCTACCGTTTTCCTTTCTCTCTATCTCTTTTAACTCATACTGAGCAAGATTTAAAGCTTCTTGAGTAGCAACTATCCTATCAGTGTCGCCTTCTTCATGAGCATTTTTATAACTACTCTTGGCATTCTCATAGTCAAGTTTTGCTTTTTGCTTCACAGAATCAATAAGAGCTGTCTCGCCACGATTTATCATAGACTCATAGCTCTTGTTCTTTTGAACAAGCTCTTGAGCTACGCGAACAGCTTCATCGCGCATCTTCTCGGCATCTTCTCTTTTTCTTCTGTCATCATTATTGATGGCAACAAGCTTGCTTATTCTTTTCTGAGTAGAACCTTTGTAGCCTTTTAGTTCTTCTTCAGTAATACCGTCATCGGCTGGAGTATCCTCTCCAAACGTAGGTCTGTTCTTATCATTTTTCGGAGTGTCATCAACAATGGTAACTTCAATATCGCTTGCCGATTCTGTCTCAACTGGCCCAGCTTTCTTGCCAATCTGAGTTCTCACGCCAAAAAACTTATCTTCACTGCTAGTCTCTTCGTACAGATCTGAATCACTCATACTTTTCTAATGCCTCTTGGATCGTCAACAATAGCTTCTATGCTGTCATCATTAATAAGCCTGAACTCTCGTTCATGTATAGAGAACCTAGTTCCAGAATAAGACCTCATCAGAATGAAATCGCCCTCTTTACAGTAGGGGCCATTAGGAAACTTTTCCTTATCCTGATAAGCATCTGGGCCAAGCTTCATAACAAACCCGACAATAGAACCAACCTCTTCTTGTTGTCTTGTTGATTGCGCTTTAATGATTCCGCCATCAGTCTTTTCATCAACTTCAGGCAATGCTATTAATATCTTATATCCAGAAGGCTCAGGTAACTGAGTGGGCTTTGACTCAACATCTGTCTCGTCATTTGTCTCCACCTCGGCAGTAACCGATCCAATTTCTACAGTAGCAGCTTTGCTCATTTCATTTTCCTCAGCACTGGAAGATAGTGTCCAGAGTCACTTGCACCGCATAATGCGGAGAATTACGCGCTTTCAATCCTTTGATTTATATCAAGGATTTCTCTCTCAGCCATAGCAAGACCTTCTATCATCCCGCAGCACTTAGAGTATTCATCAAAGGTCTTACAGCTACCCGTACTGATGTGATCACTAACATCGTTCATCATTGATCGGATACCGTCTCTTACAACCCTTAACGCATCATTACTAAAAACATCACTCACCAGATAGCTCCTTCGCTATTTCGACACCGACTTTAACGCCATCAAGCATATCCTTTGACTGCATCCGAGATCTCTCTATCTCTTCTCTAGATGCATCCTCAGCTACGCGAACACCAATCTTAACGCCCTCAACTTTGACTTCTTGAGACAGCTTCTCTCTTTCAAGTTCGTTTCTATCCTTACTCTTCTGAAGATCGACTTGAATTCTAGCCATATCAGTTGCGGCTTTATCTTGAGCTTGCTTAGTCTTAAGTTGCAACTCAGCTTGCTGGAGCTGGACGATTGGATCTTTCGCCTGCTCTTGCATACGTTGAGCCTCCATCTCTCTCTTGTCCTTCCCGGTGAGTTGTGCAGCGGCAGGGGCAACAAGTTTGGATAGCCTGTTTTCGATGTCTTCTGGTAATTGCTCATCCGGCGGCGGCAGTGATACGCCAAGTTCTTTTTCTATCTGCTCTCGATAGGAGAAGGCCACATGTTCTGAGATGTGAGCCATCATTGCTGCCTGCTTCACTTTAACGTCAGGAGCCATTGCAAGTATCTTCAATAGCTTAGGATCTTCCATTGCTGACATGTGAGTTTGGATATGCGCCTCGTGATCCTGATACGCAAACGCCTTAATGGGTTCGCCATTAATCACGTTCATGTTCTCAGTGATAGGATCTGTAGGCTTAATGTCCTTATCCGTTGGGATAATCTTGTCCGCATCCCTTATGCCCAGCACTTCAATCATTTGACGATGAAGTAATGGTAGGTCATACATCTGTGGCGCTGAGGCTGAGAGTTGCAACGCAGCTTGATACTGCATAATGCGTTGGGCCATCGTGCCACTGTTCGGATCGCTAACAGGAATGATATCTATGCGATCATCGAAGTCTTCTGCCGCTAGTGGTTCTTCTGAATCGTCATATGGGTAGCGTTGAGGCCCATAATCATGCACTAATCGGCTTAATATCTTTAATTCTGCCCCCATTGCAGCGTGAACACGCGCCTGAACTGCGCTCAACACCTTCATTTCGCGCTCAAGTATGGCTAATGTCGTACCAACTGGGGCTTCAGCGTTCATATCAGAGGCTTTTACGTCGGCAGCAGAGGCAAATCGCCTGCCTTCCGACACAATGTCGCCTAATAGCTGATAAAGGACGTTAGACGGCTCCTTATACGGCATAAAGCTGATGTTATCGCGTATAGTACCGCCCGGAACGTCCACATCACGGAACTCACCCGGCATAATCGGGGTGTCATCACCCTTAATCTTGAGGCCACGCGCCTTCAAACCACCCGGAAGGTTCGCCAAAGTACCAGCGTCAACTAATTGACGCAGTAATGAGGTGGCTGACTTGCTTAATCCACCTATCATGTGGACTAAACCGAATCCGTAGAAGCCTAACCCCGGCAAATAGGTGTAATGAACGAAGTGTTCCACCTTTATCTTCTGCGGATCTTCTTCATTCCAGTTACGCTTGATCGATAAAATCTTTCTAGAGCCTTTATCGATAGTAATTACATAGGGTAACGCTATGCCAGTCTCTTCCCCGTCCTGCATATCCTCAAAACCGGGCAGGTCATAGTCAACAA